ATGGCAAAACCATTTGACGTGAGTAAATTTCGTAAAGATATTACGAAAAGTATTGATGGTTTAAGCATTGGTTTCAATGATCCAACAGATTGGATTAGCACAGGAAGTTATGCATTAAACTATCTAGTAAGTGGAGAATTTAATAAAGGTATTCCACTAGGTAAAGTAACTGTATTCGCAGGTGAGTCGGGTGCAGGTAAAAGTTATTTTGTAAGTGGTAACATTGTAAAACACGCCCAAGAGCAAGGTATTTTTGTTGTTCTTATTGACAGTGAAAATGCACTTGATGAAACATGGCTAAAAGCACTTGGCGTAGATACAAGTGAAAGTAAACTACTTAAATTAAGCATGAGCATGATTGATGACGTTGCTAAAACAATTAGTACGTTTATGAAAGATTATCGCGACATGGCAGAAGGTGAAAGACCTAAAGTTCTGTTTGTAATTGATAGTTTAGGTATGTTATTGACACCAACAGATGTTGATCAATTTGATAAGGGTGACTTAAAAGGTGACATGGGTAGAAAACCTAAAGCACTTACGGCACTTGTAAGAAATGCAGTTAATATGTTTGGTAGTCATAATGTAGGACTAGTAGCAACTAACCACACATATGCTTCGCAAGATATGTTTGACCCTGATGATAAAATATCAGGTGGACAAGGATTTATCTATGCAAGTAGTATTGTTGTTGCTATGAGAAAACTTAAACTAAAAGAAGATGAAGATGGAAACAAAGTATCTGATGTAAGAGGTATTAGAGCGGCTTGTAAAGTTATGAAAACAAGATACAGTAAACCTTTTGAAGGAGTACAAGTTAAGATTCCATATGAGCAAGGAATGGATCCATACAGTGGTCTTATTGATTTGTTTGAAAAGGCAAACTTGCTTAAAAAATCTGGTAATAGACTTCAGTATATTGCTAAAGATGGAACAGAGCATATTGAGTTTCGTAAAAACTGGACAGGTGAAAAACTTGATGTTATTATGAAAGACGTTGCTTCTGGTTCAGTTGAAATAAGTAGTGAAGAAGAAACTACTGAAAATGTAGTGGAAGAAACAACTGAAGAATAGGAAAGTAATATGGAAGAAGATAGCATTATTGAAATATGGAATACATTGAAAGAATATATTTCAACAAAAGACAGACAAACTGCGGCTGACCATTTAGTGTCTATTCTTGTAGATTTAGGAGTATCGGAAGATGCTATTGCTAAACTAGGAGAAGAAGACAAGTATGTAGAACAGTCTGTTAAAGATGCTTTACCTGAAGAAGAACTAGTCGACGACGAAGATATTTGGGATCAATAATGAGTTGGTACGGTAAAGTAACACACGACATATCTAAACTACCTGATTTTATTGCTTACTATGATAATGAAATACAAGAAGCAAAAAAAGACGTAGGTATATATGGTATTGTAGAAAAAAGCATTCGTGCTTTACCGGGTATTACAGAGCATCGCTTTAATCAATTACAAGAGATTGAAGCGGTGCTTAACTATCTTAATATTCAATTAAGAAAAATTAGACGCAAACATTTCCAAAAATATCTTGAAACATATCAAAGAGCATTAACAAGTAGAGATGCTGAAAAATACGTTGATGGTGAAGATGAAGTTGTAGACTTTGAAACACTTATCAATGAAGTAGCATTACTTCGTAATCGTTGGCTGGGTATAATGAAAGGACTAGATGCTAAACAATGGCAACTAGGACACATTGTAAAACTTAGAACAGCCGCTATGGAAGATGTATCACTATAACACAAACAAACAAGCAGTAGACATACTGTTTGAATATAACAAATTTACAAAAGAATATAATAATTATATTGAGTCTATTTCAGACGAGTCTGACGAATCTGTAGTATTTAGACGTAAAAAATACTTATTAGATCAATTAGTACAAGACCTGACAAGAAGTCATAAAAAAGTAGATCCTGTAGTATTTGAGCAAAAACTAGTAAATACACAAACAAAGTTAGACGAAATAAAAGTCGACTTTTTGAAAGGTATGTTAAACGATGGACTTCCTGTTAAGTAACTCTGCGAATAGTAAATTACACAGTCTTAATTTTTTAAATCAAATATATCAATATCCTGAAATGATGGAGAGTATCGCATCTGTATTAGATGTAGGTTCTCAAAATGGACACGATGCATATTGGTGGGCAACTGCTGATGATGGAGATGAAGATAATCCAGTACCTTTAGATATTGAAGTAACTGCATTTGATAAAGATCCTAAATGGGAAAAAGAATACGAACATAAAAATATTACTTTTTTAAAAAGAGATTGGGAAGATGCAGAGTTTAAGAAAAAATTTGATGTAGTATGGGCTCATAGTGTTTTACAAGAAGCAAAAGATCCTTTAAAATTTTTACATAAAATGAATTCGTTTTGTAGTGATGGCGGTGTTTTATGTTTAAGTTTTCCTACTACAGTTAATACATTTTATGGAGAACCTGATCATAGAATTTACCCAGTAGCAGATCATCATATAACAATAGTAAGTTTAATTTATATGTTGGCGTTAAGTGGATTTAATTGTAAAGATGGATTCTTATACAAACAACCTAATACAAATATTATTAATGCATTCGTATACAAAGATTCAAATGATGTATACAACTACGGAGAGAAAACAATTTACGACCTTGTAGATTTCTTTCCTGAACCCTGCCAAGAACAAGTAACTAAATTTGGTTACATAACTAACAAAGGATTAATTCTTAAGTGGTTATCTGGTACTATAATCGATTACTCGAACGTATAGAATTAGATAAGTACTATGTATGAAGAAACTTGTTTTAGTAACAGGCGGATTTGACCCGTTACACGATGGTCATATTTCTTATCTAGTCAATGCCAAAAAACTTGGAGACAAATTAATCGTTGGTGTAAACAGTGATGAATGGCTCAAACGTAAAAAAGGCAAAGAATTTCAAAATTTAGAAATCCGCTCAAAAATCATTAAACATTTAGACATGGTCTCGGAAGTTATACATTTCGACGACACAGATGGCACTGCCTCCAATGCCATTGAACTTCTTTTAGAGAAGTACCCACAGGATGAGATTATTTTTGCCAATGGAGGAGACCGGGTAGAGGATACAACACCTGAGTATAAAAAAATGAGTAGTAAAGATAGATTATCTTTTGCTTATAATGTTGGTGATGAAAAGAAATATGGATCCCGTGATTTTCTTGCTTCTTGGGTAAACAATAAAGAAGAACGTCCATGGGGACATTATAAAATACTTTATAGAGATGATGGTGTTAAAGTTAAAGAAATAGTTATAGCACCTGGTAAGTCTATGTCTTTCCAAAAGCATAATCTTAGAAATGAACTTTGGTTTGTTACAAAAGGAACAGTTGCTAATAATCATGTACATCCTAAAGATGAAAGATTGATATCACAATCTCTAATTGAGAAACACGAATTCAGAAATGTAAAAGTTGGTGAATGGCATCAGTTAAATAATTCTAGTACAGAAGAAGTAAAACTAATCGAAATACAGTACGGTGAACAGTGTACTGAGGAAGATATAGAACGTAAAGATGTCTAATAGTATTAGAACAAAACAATGTAAACACGGTAGATTTTCATACTTTACAAACGATATTATTATTGGGCAAAGTTTAGAATTATATGGTGAATACTGTGAACAAGAGTTTATGGTTATTGGTCATTTAATTAATCCAACAGATTATGTTTTAGATATTGGTGCAAATATAGGTTTGCATACAGTTTGGTTTGCTAAACACGCCTTTCAAGGACACGTTAGTTCATTCGAACCTAACGAATTTAATAGACAGTTACTAGTACAAAACTTAAGACAGAATCATTGTATGAATGCAGAAGTTTATACAAATGTAGTTGGTGATAGAACAGGCTCTTGTTTCATAAGTTCTTATAGTCCACACATTCCAGGAAACTATGGCGAATGTAGTGTGTTGAAAAAAGGCAAAGGAGCCTTCCATGCGGCACAGATGGTTTGCATAGATAAACTTGCTCCTGTAAAATGTGATTTTATGAAAATTGATGTTGAAGGTTATGAACCGCAAGTTATTGCAGGTGCAATAGAAACTATTAAAAAATTTAAACCTAGTATGCTAGTAGAAGTAAATGACCAACAAAGTCATATTAAGTATTTGTGGGAAACACTAACTCCTTTAGGTTATCTTATGTGGTGGTTGCCTGTAAGAAACTATAATCCTGCCAATTATGCAGGTAATAAACAAAACATATTTTTAGATAGTGGTGTTATTAATTTAGTTATATCACATAAAAGCAAAGCAAAACTTGAGTTTTTAGATACTGCTCTTAATTCTGTAGCAGGCCCAGACGATAGTTATACAAAAGTACACCAACGATTACATAAACGTTGACAAACTATTCTTTTGAATGTATAGTATATACATAGATTAGGAGAATAAACATGGTTAACAAATACGTTGTAAGATATATTGTAGGTGATGACCCTCGCAGTCAAGAAGCCATACTTTTAGCACAAAACAAAGAAGAAGCGAGTAAACAGTTAGTTTCAGATTTAGAAGATATAGTTGACTATGTAAAAGTTGTCAAAGTTACAGATAAAGCAGAATCACAACAATACGCAGAATCTTTTTTTAAATTTTAGTAAAAAAAGATAAAAAAGTTAAAAAGCCTTTGTAATACAAGGCTTTTTTTATGACTAAAAAGGTTGACAGATCCTGTGTATATGCTATTATAAATTATAGTTAAGAAACAGGAGAAAACAATATGAATGACGCACTTAAACAAGCAGTTGATACAGTAATTGCAACAATGAAGGAAGACTACATTAATTGGTCAACACAAAATGGTAAAAAGCCGTTGAGTGGTTATCATCAAGAAGTTGTTGATAACTGGGAAATTGAAATCCACGAAGGTCAAAAGTATATTAAACTTGTTAAAAAAGATCACAAAAGTTCATTTGGTGGTGGCAGTGTTAACGGGTTTATTGTTAAGAAAGCAACAAAAGGTTTTGTAGAAGGCGATATGCTTAAAGCCGCTAGTTACAATCAACCAGCAACAAACTTTGCTCGTGGTAACGTTTTTGAAGATGCCAACAATGCCACTATTGCTCGTTGGACAGGAATTATGTAAATGGAAAAGCAAGAGTTTATTGCAAAAGCAAAACAATTTGCCCGAGAGGCACACGATGGACAAGTCCGTAAATACACGGGCTTGCCTTATACAACTCACACAGAAGAAGTAGCACAAATTGTAGATAATTATAACGGCAGTAAAGAAATGATTGCCGCGGCATTACTGCATGATACAGTAGAAGATACTTCTGTAACACAACAAGATATTGAAAAAGAATTTGGTTCAGGTACTGCTATGTTAGTTAAATGGCTAACAGATACTAGTCGTCCTGAAGATGGAAACCGTGCAGTACGAAAAGGTATTGACCGTGAACGTTTGAGCCAAGCACCGGCGGCGGCACAACTTATTAAAGCGGCTGATATGATTAGTAACGGTAAGGATATTAAGCAACACGATCCTAGTTTCGCAAAAGTTTATATTGAAGAAATGAAGTTACTGCTAGATGCAATGACTAAAATTCATTCAATGGATATATACAAAGAAGCAAAGGCGGTAGTAGATGGATGAAGTAAAACAGGTTACTGTTATCTGCACTGATACTGATAAAGTCTTTGAAGGTGAAATTATACGAGAAGGTAAAGATACTATCCGAGTAGTTATGGAAGGGTATCCTATAAACTTTGAAAAGTATAATGATAAAGGACTTTATGTAGCAAATTATCAGGGCATGGAATTTACCATACAGATGTAATGAAGTTAGACTTACACGGAAAAACAATACACGAAGCATGGCGAACGTTTAAGGAACATACTGAAATATGTAGGTTAAACGGTATTCGTAAATTTGTGGTTGTAACAGGATATGGTAAAATATACGAAGAATTACCTAGATGGACTGATAGTATTTCGTGTATTTCTGAAGTAAAAACCATGGCTCCTAACTTTGGTTGCTATCAAATAGTGCTAAAAAGACCAAAAAAAGATTATAAAATTGAAATATCCTCAAAAAACCCAGTAAAATCAAGGCTTAATTTATCTCCTTTATTGCAAAAATATGGTAAAAAAGGTTGACAGATCCTGTAATGGTGCTATTATAAAATAGTAAGTTAAACAAATAAGGAGATATAGAAAATGGCATATATTAATAAAGAAGACGTTAAAGCAATTAGAAACGAACTTAAGAAGCAATATCCAAACATTAAATTTAGTGTTAAAAAAGACCATAGTTCAAGTGTACAAATTACACTAGTTTCTGGTGACATTGACTTTTATGACGGTTCAATGGACACATTTGACAAGTATAGTCAAACAATGAGAAAGTTTGATGGTTCTGCTCAAGTTAATCAATACCATACAGATTTCTATGGAATCCACAAAGAGTTGTTTGACAACATTTATGAAATTGCCAAAACTGCTCCAATTGGTGGTGAAGGTTACCATAAAGAAAAAGGGTGGTTTGATGAGTCAGATTCAATGACAGATTATTTCTATACTGCATATTATATCAATATTAGTGTTGGTAGTTGGGATAAAAAATATGAAGTTACTAAACAAAAGGTGGCGGCATAAACAAAAAGGTTGACAGTATAGCAATCGATGTTAATATAAAAATATAAACGAAAACTAACGAATAGGAGAAACAATGAATAGTTACGTTTTAATTAAAGAAGGTTCTTATAGGAACCAATCAATTAAAGACAAAGTCTTCCCGTTGATTAAAAATGTACAAGATAGCAAAACAGGTATGTTTGTTACTGTAGACGGTACCGAAGGTTTTGATAATCCAAAAATCCGTGTTAAGATTAAATCTCCAACAGATGTTACATTTGTTGATAGGAGCGAGTATGCTAGTCAAGTTGAAGCAAGTACTCCTAAAGAGAGTTCAAAACTTAATGCTAAAGATGAAAAACGAATTGGTGAGATTGCTCAAAGGTTTGAGATTCTCGACGAAATGACAACTGCTCTTAAAAACGGTGACGTTAGAGCAATGATTGTTACAGGACCTCCAGGTGTTGGTAAGTCCTATGGTGTTGAAACTACACTTGAAGAACAAAGTGGTTTTGATGACCTTGCTGGTAACAGGAAGTTTGAATTTGTAAAAGGTGCTATGACAGCCTTAGGGTTGTATGCAAAACTTTATGAGTTTTCAAATAGTGGTAACGTTGTAGTGTTTGATGACTGTGATAGTGTACTACTTGATGACCTTGCACTTAACATTCTAAAGGCGGCACTTGATAGTGGTGCTAGACGTAGAATTTATTGGAACGCCGATTCTGCCAAGTTGAGAGCAGAAGGTATTCCTAACCATTTCGACTTTAAAGGTAGTGTAGCATTTATCACTAACATTAAATTCGACCATGTTAAGTCTAAGAAGTTGAAAGATCACCTTGATGCATTGATGTCCAGATGTCACTACATTGATTTGACTCTTGATACTGAAAGAGACAAGTATTTGAGGATTCAGCAGATTGCTAGGAAAGGTGACTTGTTTGCTAATTACAAAGATTTCACTGAAGAAGATAAGCAAGAAATCCTAGAGTTCATGTTCCAAAAAAGAAAGTTCTTGAGAGAAATGAGTTTGAGAATGGCTCTTAAGATTGCAGACTTGAAGAAGTTGAATTCAAGTAACTGGAAGATGTTAGCAGAAAATACTTGTATGAGGAGAGGTTAATAAAATTTACAATGGCCCTTCGGGGCCATTGCTTTAACCTAAATGAAAAATGCACAATCCAGAAGATCTAGAATATTGTTTGAAAGTAGCGATAGGAATAATCGCTAGTCCAATTCCACCTAAACACATTAGTAAGCCTATTAGTTTAGCGAACTATGATGTTGGGTTTGTTAATAATGCAGTTCGTAGTATTAACAAAGGCGAAGGACTCAGTGACAGGCAACGTGAACTTACGATTAAATTGGTGACCAAATATACTAGACAATTTAAACGTTTGGGTATTGATGTAACTGAAATAACTCAACATCCAGTTTTTAGTAGTCCATTAAGGCAAGTAGATAGGACTAGACATATTGATATTGAAGATGATAAGATTATAATTAAGTTTCCTTACAATAAAGAAATGATTAGAGAGTTTAATGCTCTAGCAAAGAAGTTAAGGTCTCTTAAAACAGTTTTTGATAAACCTAAAAAACGTTATATTACAGAATACAACGAATATAACTTAATGGCTATTTTTAATTGGTCAGCAAAACATAAGTTTGAATATGCAGATACATTTATGGATATTCAAAAGAAGTGTAAAAATATACTTTCCAAAAGAGAGAACTATGCAATACAATTAGTTGTGAATAATGATAGTTGCACATTGAATAATGCACCTACTAGTTTACTAGAATGGTGGAATGAAAATATGAACAATAAGAATCGTATGGATCAAATTGTTACGGCGGCTAATCAAAACATTGATATTGTTAATAAGAGCTCTGACTTAAAATTAAGTAATGTAGGTATCAAAATACTTCATAGTAGGGGTGGTAAATTTGATTGGGTAAATACTACACCAGAACAAATATATAATTCAGCAGTAAACGAATTTAACTTTAAACGTATTGCATTCGTAATAGATGGCAGAACTATAACAGAAGAACTTGCTCAAAACCTTCAAAAATTGGTGTCTAAAATGGGCAAAGACGTCTGTACAGTGCAGTTGAAGAACAATAAACACTTGTTTAAGGCTAATAAATCGTTGACTTCTAATACTAAATTCGCTATAATAGATAGTGTACAAAGGTATTCAAATCCAAGGGTAAACCATGATTGGAGACCTGATTTTATTATTAGTACAAATACCATAAGCAAATTCAGACAGTACGGCTTTAATGTTGTCGGTGGACAGTCTGGTGTACAGTTTCATTCTGAAGCATGGGTTTGTTACTACACATATGGACAAGATTTAGGAAACAATAGTGCCAAAGGCGAAATTATTAATTAGAGATGAAGTTAACGTATCTATAAAAGGACTAGAACTTGACGCTAGAAGGCGTTTACTTAATATGTTTAAGTATGAAGTTCCTTATGCAAGATATCTTCCAGCAGTTAGATTAGGTAGATGGGACGGTAAAGTTAGTTACTTTCAATTGGGCGGTAGCACATATATAAATCTTCTTCCACAGATTATTCCTGTGTTAGATGAAATGAAATATGAAATAGATGTTGACGACCAAAGAGAATACAATACTAAATTTGAATTTACAGAAGTAAATGAAAAAGCATTTGCTCATAAGACTTGGCCCAAAGGACATCCTGTAGAAGGACAGCCAATTATCTTACGTGATTACCAAGTAGAAATTATAAACAACTTTTTATCTAATCCACAAAGTTTACAAGAAATTGCCACTGGTGCAGGTAAAACTTTAGTGACTGCGGCATTAAGCAGTATTACAGAGCAGTACGGAAGAAGTATTGTTATTGTTCCGAATAAAAGTTTAGTTACACAAACAGAAGAAGATTATGTTAATCTTGGATTAGATGTTGGTGTATTTTATGGTGACAGAAAAGAGTTTGGACATACACATACAATTTGTACTTGGCAAAGTTTAAACATATTATTGAAAAATACAAAGAATCAAGTAGCACCTATAAGTATTGGAGAATTCTTAGAAGGTGTTAATTGTGTTATTGTTGACGAAGTGCATATGGCAAAAGCAGATGCATTAAAAACTTTGTTAACAGGACCTATGGCAACTATCCCAATTCGTTGGGGACTAACAGGTACTATACCAAAAGAAGATTATGAGTTTATGAGTCTTTTGGTAAGTTTGGGAGAAGTTGTTGGAAAGAAAAGTGCAAGTGAATTACAAGAAGCCGGAGTACTTGCAAACTGTGAAGTTAATGTCGTACAGTTAGTTGACCATGGCGATTATGGAAACTATCAAAGCGAATTAAAATATTTGCTAACAAACGAAAAAAGATTAGATTACTTGTCTACACTAGTTGGAAAAATTGGTGAAGAAGGTAATGTACTTGTTTTAGTAGATAGAGTTGAAGCAGGAAAAGAACTAGTTAAAAGACTAGGAGACAAAGCCGTATTCATTAGTGGAGCAACAAAAGCCACTGATAGAAAAGAACACTATGATGAAGTTGCTAACGTAGATAATAAAATTATTGTAGCAACATATGGTGTTGCGGCAGTAGGTATTAACATACCTAGAATATTTAATCTTGTGTTAATTGAACCAGGCAAGAGTTTTGTAAGAGTAATACAAAGTATTGGCAGAGGTATTCGTAAAGCACAAGATAAGGACTTTGTAAAAATATGGGACATAACGTCTACTTGCAAATATGCAAAAAGACATTTAACAAAAAGAAAGAACTTTTATAAAGAAGCACAATACCCATTTGTAATAGAAAAAGTACAATGGGATTAATGGAGAAAACAATGGACAAAAATAAAAAACCTTCAGCACCAGCACAACCTCCAAAGCAACCTGGAATGTTGATGTGGGACGCAGGTATTCATTATTTTAGTGATCCTTTTACATCGGACTCTACAAAGCCGGTTATACAATGGATTATTGAAAAGAATCTAGCACCTAGAAACGAAAGACTGAAAGAACTTACACTTGTGATTAATAGTCCAGGTGGTGATGTACATAGTGCATTTGCATTAATTGACACTATGAAAGGCAGTGCTATTCCAATTAAAACAGTAGGACTAGGACTTATTGCAAGTTGTGGCATACTTACTTTTATGAGTGGTACAAAAGGTAAAAGAATTATTACACCTAATACAAGTATTTTATCACACCAATATAGTTGGGGTTCTGGCGGTAAAGAGCATGAATTATTTGCTCGTGTTAGAGAATTTGAACTTTCAAGTAAACGTATGATTGAACACTATAAGAAGTGTACAGGTTTAACTGAAAAGAAAATTAGAGAAGTGCTATTACCTGCTGAAGATGTTTGGTTAAGTGCCAAAGAAGCAGTTAAGTATGGTTTAGCAGATAAAATAAAAGAGGTATATTAATGCAGATTCTTACATTAGAAAATAAAACTTTTGTAATGAATGATTTGCCTGAAGAAGTTGATGAATTAAGATTTGCAGTTTTAGATAATAGTAATCCAAAAGAACCTGATTACTTTTTTATTCCATTAATCTTTTTACAAAGTTTTAATGCACCTGCATTAGTTTTAAAAATTGGCGAGCATACTATTAGAATGCCAAGAGATTGGCAGATGCTTATAGGTGAATCGGAAGTTGGAGATTTAGAAGTAGTTCCACTTACAAGTTTAAATGACAGAGGATTTAATGCATTTACATTTAATCCACGTGGGGATTTTAGACCTGAATTTTATCCTGTAGAAATTGTTGATGTGTATCAGGAAGTTAAATGGTATTTTCCTAAACTAAAACCTGGACACTTATTGGCAGTTCCTTTACGAGAAGGACCTAATCCTCCTTGTGCATATTTTGTAGAGGATATAAGTAGAACTTCGGAAATAGTAGATGTCACAAAAATATGGTAAACTAATTATTAAGAACACTGATTACAAATACAGTGTCAAATTGAACTCAGCCGATGAACAACACTGGCTAGAAACACAACGTCCTTTAATAGAAAATGTGGTTGCATTTTTTAATGATAGACAACTGGTAGATAAAGGTGTTAATATAAAGATAGACTGGGACAAAGATAATAATAGATGGTATCATATACAATTCGAGCATATAGATGACGCAAACTTATTTCAAATCACATTCGCGGAGTATTTTTAATGGCAGGTAAATTACCACTAAACAGAGTACTTGGTGCTATGGATCGTAAACAAAAAGGTTTTTATGATTCGCTAACTGATGAAGAGAAGAAGGCTTTTAGTGCCTTTCTTATGAATCGTTATGCAAGTAGTGTAAAAGGTAATCCGGCTTTACAAGAATGGTGGCTTATAGCAACAAACAAAAGAGTAAACACAAACTTTTTTGATTTAGCAAAGCACCCGAAACTACAATGGTTGTTATTAACAACTGCTAGTCCAGGCATGGGTACTGCATATCATGAATGGATTCCACACAAAAAGAAAGATGCAGTAAATAACAAGATACTAAAAACTCTTAAAACATTATATCCATTCGCTAAACAAGATGAACTTGAACTAATGGCAAGTATCAACACAAAAGCAGATATTAAAACACATTTAGAAAATATGGGTTATGATAAAAAAGAAATAAAAGAAATGCTATGAGTATTATAACTGGAGATTTATTTTTAATGTGGCCACCTGGAGCAGGTGGTAATTTTATACTATCTTTGTATACTTGGAATAGTATGGATAAAATTCCAATTAATGATACACCTACTAATATATTTGATGCACAACCTTTTCCTAGTGTTGCTCAAATCGACACACTAGCGGATAAAGATGTAATAAATGAAAAGAGTGTAATTTGTGGTCATCGACCAAATGACTATTATATCGATAATTTTGATTTTGATTTTTATAAAGCATGGGCAATATTACCTGATGATTTTGAAACATGGTCTTATATGGTAAAACTTGCAAATTTAAAACAAAGTGAAAATGTAGAACCTAAAGAATCGAGTATGCAAAAATATTTAGATAAAGTCAGTAAACTATCTCAAAAGATTGACAATTTACAAAAGTTTAATTATAATGAAGTATTTGTTAAACGTACTGTATTCCCTGAATGGGAAAGCAGTATTAAACAGTATCATGAAAAGAATTTAAAACTGGTATGAATGCACTAATGGCTATAGCAAAACAAACAAGAGATAATTACAAACCTGGCGATAAGCCTTATGTTTGTAAATATTGCCAACGAGGTTTTAGTAGAGAAAAAACTTTGTTTAGTCATATGTGTGAACAAAAACGCAGATGGCAACAAGAAAAAGACAAAGGCGTACAAATGGGTCTACAAGCATATTTACGTTTTTATGAAACTGCACAAGGTGGACAAAAGAAAACATATGGTGACTTCGTAAACAGTCAGTATTATAATGCATTCGTAAAATTTGGTAAACATATTATAGATATTAAAGCAATTAATCCTAGTGCATTTATTAACTATGTTTTAACAAATAATATTAAACTAGACAAATTTTGTAAAGATGAAAATTATCAAAACTATTTAGAACAACATTTGAGAGTAGAATCTTGGCAAGATGCTATTGCAAGAAGTTTACAAAATATGGAAAAATGGGCTGATGAGAATGGGGTACATTTACATACATATTTTTATGCGGCTAATCCAAACAGGATTTGTACTCATATTGTAAATGGTAGAGTTAGTCCGTGGGTAATATTTAATTGTGAAACAGGTGTTGCATTTTTAGGTAAATTAAATCAAGAACAGTTGACAATAATTTATCCATATATTGATCCTGATTTTTGGAGACAGCATTTTGTAAAATATCATCAAGAAACTGCAATCGTAAAAGATGCATTGAAAGATTCGAAACTATGAGTAAATTACCTGACATTGATATAGATTTTGGTAATAGAGATAAGGCTTTAGAAATCTTGCCCGGTGTAGCGGCGTCTATGACGGAGCATGGGGTCACTAAAAAGCATAATACAGGAGTTTACTATACAAAGATTCCTGTTAATCCCGAAACGGGCATAAGTACGTTAGATTATAAACTAGCAGAAGAAAGAGGATATTTTAAATTAGACTTACTTAATGTTGCAGTGTATCAAAAAGTACAAAGTGAAGAACACTTAACAAAACTTATGAGACAAGAACCTTTATGGGACTTGCTATGGAAAAGTAAAGAATTTTGTGAACAAGTAATTCATGTAGGTAACTATTATGATTTAATTTGTAAAATGAAGCCTGATAGTATACCGAGAATGTCTATGCTATTAAGTATTATTAGACCAGGTAAAGCATACTTGCAAAACAAACCTTGGAAAGAAGTTGCTAAAGAAGTTTGGAAGAAACCAGCAGATGGGCAATATTATTTTAAGAAAGCACACGCCGTTGCATATGCACATTTGGTTGCAGTTCATATTAATTTGTTGTGTGAGGAATATAGTAAATGAAGATTTTAATTTGTGGACCTAAAGGTAGTGGAAAGACTACACTAGCAAAACCTTTAGCAAAAGAATTAAATGGTAAGTATGTAAAATGTGGACAACTTTATACTATACAAGAACATTTAGATAATGGTAAAATTGTTGTAATAGATAAACGTTGTGAAACAAATAAAAAAATTAAAAAATTAAATCCAGACTTTATAGTATGGATGGATATGCTAGAAGAAAAAACTGAAAAGCCATATAAAGTAAATTACCATGTTAGTAAATGGTTCGACGATACGGCAGTACAACTAGCGGATGTAGTAAAGACTTTTATGGAAAGGAATAAATGACATATTTAGTAAATGATAAATGCGTTAAATGTAAGTATACAGATTGTGTTTCTGTGTGTCCAGTAGATTGTTTTTACGAAGGTGAAAACTTTTTAGCAATTAATCCAGACGAATGTATTGACTGTGGTGTATGTGAACCAGA